ACTGTAGATGCAAACATCTCTACTTCTATTGCAACTGCTACTGTAAACGACTTCATTTCTATCGAAGGTGACTACGATAAGAAAATGAAAGGTCTTTCAGGATGGCTACCTGCCGTTGCTCCTACTACAGGTGACAACTGGTTCGGTGTTGATCGTTCTGTAGACGTTACTCGTCTTGCAGGTTTCCGTGGTAACTTATCTGCTCTTCCAATCGAAGAGGCTCTTATCCAGGGCGGTATGAAGATTGGACGAGATGGCGGTAAAGTTGACCACGTATTCATGTCATTCCAAAAATATGCGGATCTCACTAAGGCATTAGGTTCGAAGGTGCAATTTGTCGATGTCATTGCAAAAGATGCGAACATTGGTTTCCAAGGTGTAAAAGTTAATCTTGGTAAATCAATTGCAACTGTTATCCCAGACAGAAACTGTCCAGATGACAAAATGCAGATGCTTCAACTCGATATGTGGAAAATCCATTCTCTTGAAGGTATGCCGATGATCCTAGATATGGACGGACTTAAAATGCTCCGAGTATCTAACGATGACTCAGCAGAAATCAGAGTTGGTTACTACGCTCAGATTGCTTCATACTGGCCAGGATCTTCTGGATCATTCACTATCTAATAACAACAGTAGGGAGGTGTAAAAGCCTCCCTTAATAAAGGAATTGAATATGGGTAATAGATATATGTCACAATTCCAATATACCTTAGAGAAGGACACTGTCACTCTCTATGGGTCTGTTGTTATTGGTGCTGCCGGTGCTGTTGGGTTAGTACAAGGTGGAGGTGTCGCAGGTGTAACTAAAGTAGGAACAGGACTTTATGAATTTGAGTTTGAAGATTCATGGTCTCGTCTTTTACATGTTTCAGCAGGTATTGTCAGTGCTTCTGCACCTGGTATTGCTTCTGCTTATGTAAAAGAAAATCCTTCTGCACTACAAGCTGATGTAAAAGCTGATAAAAAATTTAAAATTGAAGCATTGGATTTTGCTGGAATTCCTGCCAACCCTGCAGCAGGTTCTGTAATTTCTTTTGTGGTAGTATTTAGAAAATCTTCTTACGGCCCGTGGGATTAAGGGGTAATTATGCCAATTATGCTAGGGGTTGATAAAAAGAAAATTTCAGACGGTCTTATTGAAGGGATTATTGGTGGGAAAAAAGCCTACTCAACTATGCCTGCAATGTATCCTGACTCTGTTAAAATGTGCGCTATGGAATTTTTGAAAGCTATTGAAAGTAAAGATCCTAATAAGGTCATATCTGCTTTCATTGCTCTCGATCATGAAGTGGACGCTCTTGAACCAGAAGAAGAGGAAGAAGAAGGCACTGAGATAGAAATTTCCTTGTAAAGGTTAATAATTATGGCATCCGTAACACTTTTAGAATTGAGAAATAGATCACGGCAACGTGCTGATATGGTTAACTCTAAGTTTGTTACTGATGCCGAATTAAACACCTATATAAACGCATCAAACGCAGAGCTTTATGACATTCTGATTGCCTCTCGTGGTGAAAATTATTTCGTTTTAAGCTATAACTTCACGACAAGTATTAACCAGGACACATACGCATTACCTGCTGACTTTTACAAGTTAATGGGTGTTGATTTTGTAACATCATCAACTCAAGCAATAACTTTAAAAGCATTCCGTTGGCAGGAAAGAAATAGATTCAGAGAGCCGTTTTATAACGTTAGAAACTACAATTTGATGTACCAGGTGCGTGGTGATGATCTTGTTTTCATTCCTACACCTAACGGATCACAGCAAATCAGATTATGGTATATCCCATTGCCTCAAGAACTAACTTTAGATACAGACTCATTTAATGGCATTAATGGTTATGAAGAGTATGTTGTTATTGATGCAGCAATTAAAATGAGAGTTAAAGAAGAATCACCGGTTGAGGAGCTATTATTAGCTAAAGAAAGTATGCGTCAAAGAATACTTTCCGCTTCTGCAGGCAGAGATTCGGGTGAACCTGCTAGGGTAGTTGATACTGATTCCAATTATGCAGGATTCAGAAACCTATGGAACTAAAACCATACAAAAAACTGACTGGTCTAGAATATAATCTTTCAAAAACTGTACAATTTACTGAAGAATTTAATAAGCAATTCATCAATAACCCATTTCTTGTGGGCAATATTTTTTCTGCCACAATTACTCCTGCTACTGCTACAATTAACCACGGACTAGGTAGCGTTCCACTTGGTTGGATAGTTTTAGATCAAGATGCGGATGCAAATATTTGGAAAACATCATCGGACGAGAAGACCATTACGTTTGATTCGTCTGCTACAGTAACAATTAAAGTTTGGATATTTTAAATGGCACTCCAAAGACAGACTGTTTCTATTCCAATATCTGAAGGAATGGACACAAAGACAGATAGTAAGCAAGTCATGGCAGGCAAGGCATTACTTCTTCAAAATGTTCGTTTTCAAAAGACTGGTAAACTATCTAAGCGTTTTGGTTTTGTTCAATTGTCTGACACAATTAATGGCGGAAACCTTTCATCATATACAGTCAGTGCTATTGCTTCGGATGAAGATAAGATAGCAGCAATTACTTCTAACGGTGTTTACACGTTATTTAATCAAGAAAATGCTTGGAAAAAAATATCAGAATTTAAAAATGCTTTAAGTGTTGATTCTGAATTCTTTTCAAAAAGTTCATTTCAAGAAATAGGCCCGGACGCTGACTTTCAAAACAATATCTTTGCCTCTATTTGTTATAAAGTAGGAGATCCTACTATAGAACCATACCAGGCTTCGTTAATTTATGAAGACTATGTATCTAATACTAGGAAAGAAAAATCCCTAGCAATATTCTTATCAAGTGTTATTGCAAAGAGAAATAACGCAAGGGTATTTGTCGTCGGAACTTCTACTAACCCATCTTTCTTTGTTTTCGTTCCACAATCAACAGCAGGCGGTAATGGTTTCCAAGTAAATATATATGACAAGGATTTGACTTTAACTTCTTCTGCGGTAACAGGGTCACTTAATTTTGATAACGCTGGCTTTTGCGCTCACAGGAATGGGTCTACAATTTATGTGGCCACTGTTTCTGGTGCAAGTGTTGCTCTTTATAAGTTTACACTAGCAGGTGGAACTACTCCTACATTGACTGGTACATATACGCTAGTTGGCGGTAATTATCTCGTCTCTGGGTCTCCTTGTGGCATTGATCTGTACGCAACTACTAACCACGTTGTTCTTGCATATATAGACGGAAATGGCGCTACCGCAGGACAAACATCATTGGTGTCATTTGATACTTCATTTACGCTCGTGATGGCACGTAAAACTGTTTCTGGTATAGTAAAGCAAAGAAAAGTTTCACTAATATGTGATGCAAGCTATGCTTATGTTATTTCAGAAGCATTAGAAGAACCTTATCCTGGATTTGTGACTAAGTTAGCAGTTGCGGTTGAGATGAATAGAGTTAGTTACACAACTTCTGCAGCACCAGATAATACTAAACTCATCTTTAGACCCAAGATTTTATCAAAACCAATATTTATTAACTCAATTCCTTACGGTGTCATTCATTTACAAGAAGAAAATCAAAAAAATGGTTACGTAGTTGAGTTTTTGACTGGGTATGTAAAACAGAAATTTTCAATTAATGCTACCTATGCGCAGGATCTTTTTACTTTACCTAATTTTCAGGTGTCAAATAGTCCACAGGTAACTGCATCGATCTCGTCAATATTTTACCCTTCAGTTTATACTGTTGCTGTAAGAGAGGCTACTGAAGCGCCATTGAATTTTGTAGGTACAAAAAGAACATTCATAAACCAGGCATCCGATTCTGGAATGAAAGCAAAACTAGGTGCATCTATTTATTACAATTCTGGATCATTATTAGAGTTTGATGGCAGAGGGTTTTATGAAAACGGATTTTGGCAGTCACCTCCTGCGGTCATAGCAGAGACAGTAACCTCTGCGTTTCCTACTCCTGCAGTTGCTAGTAAGACATTTTCTTATGTTGCAATTTACGAATATTTTGATGCTAACGGACAATTAAGTTTTTCTGCAGCTTCTCCGATTGTAACTATAGGACCAACATCTGCAAGCACAGAATCAATCCGTATTTTTATAAATAGTCCTTTTGGGTCACTTAAAATCAACTCTGATAATTACTCAGGAATAATGATTACTTTATTTAGAACCACTAATAGTGGGGCTACATTTTATAAATTACAATCTACAGGGTACTTTATCCCTAATGATGGTTCATTAATTTCATTAACCGATATTGCTGCAGATGCAGATATTGTAGACAATCAACTTCTGTACACTCAAGGCGGTATTTTACAAAATGACCAAGCACCATCATCTAAGTTTATGGTGTCTGGTGGAAACAGAATATTCTTGGGAGGACTGGAAGAAAAAGATGAAGTTGCTTACTCTAAAAAGCAGTTATTCTCTGAATCAATTTTCTTCTCAGACTTTTTCAGGATAAGGATTGCATCTGGTACTAACTCAGATAAGACTAAAATCTCTGCCTTGGGTTACATGGACGGCAAGTTAATAGTCTTCAGGGAAGAATCAATATACTTCATACAAGGTGATGGTCCTACAGAGACAGGCTTGCCTGTTAACGGCTTTAGTGAGCCTGAGATCATACAATCTGACGTTGGTTGTTCTGACTCAAAATCAGTTATTAGTATGCCTGATGGTTTAATGTTTAAGTCAAAGAAGGGTATTTATCTTTTATCAAGAGCAATGCAGGTTTCATATATAGGTGCAGCAATCGAGGACTATAACTCAGAGTCAATCATTGCCTCTATGTTAGCTCCTAAGTTTAACGAGGTTAGGTTTTA